ATGCGTATGTAAGACAACCATCGCAGATGCTACTGGACGTGTTATTGCCACTGGACATGCACACGAAGTGCAAGGTGCATCTAACATCAATAAGACCAGCTACGTTGAGAACTGCGAAACCTCAGCAATCGGGCGAGCTCTCGCTATGCTTGGAATCGGAATCGACACTTCTATTGCGTCAGCTAATGAAGTCACGGACGCAATCGCCAAGCAAGAAAGCAGCACGGACAAGAAGGTCAAGCAAGTACAGGAGAAGTTCGACACGGAGCCGCCTGTAAACATCATGGACAAAGCTGTTGCTTACATCAAGTCGCAGACCGACAAGAAGAAAGCGTTCAAGTCCATCATGGACAAGTACGAGTCTTCCCTTACCGAGAAGCAAATTGCTGGCCTCCAAAAGTTTGTGCGATGAGGAAGGAGCGATGGAACGGTCAGACGTGGTACATGCCACTCGATCAGACTCGCACCAATGAGAAGCTTTATCAGCGATTCCGTGACCAATGCTTGAACTCGAAGATGCCTAAGCACTGGGTAGATACAGAGAAGGAGGGCAACCCTGATTTTTCGGGGTTGTTCTTCGTCAAGCAGAAGGAATTCCCTGCGGAGTTCAATGTCGCTGAGTTCTTCATTAACCGAAAGGGCAAGCGATTCTGGCTGCTACCCTCACCGCCTACCGAGTGGGCAGAGATTGAGACTTACGAATACACTTACGAAGACGGAACACCAGTATACGATGAATTTATCTGAACAGCTACAAGAACGGTACGGCAAGTCACACCTGTCGTACTCCTCGCTGAAGCAAGCACTAGGCGACATGGCACAGTTCGACCGCTACATGAAGGGAGAACTGAAGTACAAGTCTGATGCTCTAGACTTCGGTACGTTATACGATATGCTGTTGTTTGAGCGTGATCAAGCATTCGAGAAATACATCGTGATGTCTGACAGTCAGATACTGTCTAGGCTTTCCGATAAAGCTCGCAGTTCTAAGAAGCCCTCGATGACCTCTGAATACAAGGCTGTTGTACAGACTATGAAAACAGAAGCTCTTGAGGAGGGTAAAACTATCGTGTCGCATGACGATTGGCAGATGGCTAACGACATGATCGACAGGCTTGCCACTTGCGGGTTACTTGATACGTACCTAGCAGGTGACTACCAGGTGGGGTTCCTGGAAGAACTCAATGGAGTGCAAGTCAAGGGCTTCTTGGACTGCCTTGGTGACGGGTTCATCAGCGACAGCAAGTCAGCACGTAGTGCGGAGAAGTTCCGCTATGCAGTGCGAGACTTCAGCTACGACATCCAAGCATACATCTACACGAAGGTGTTTGGAATAAAAGATTTCTACTGGGTTGTACAGGAGAAAACATATCCGTACCTTCCCGCTCTGGTTAAATGCTCAGATGAGACTTTGTTTACTGGAGAGATGAAGTTCAATGATGCAGTGAATCGTATCCGTCAGTTTCTGCGAGAGGACTACGACCCTGTTAAAGACTACCTCCAGTATGAAGTTTAAGCACATCAAGATTCTAATCAAACTAATTTTAATTCATTTATTCATAACCAACATAATTCATTAAACATGAGTGATCAAAACAAAAAGTACGAGAGTGTTCTCGTAGGCTGGGCAGACGAGCCTAGCTACAACGAAAACGGTGATTTGATGGGGTGGAGCTTCCGCCTCAAGGACAACGAGTTGAAGGACTGCATCGACCAGTACACGACCAAGCGTGATTCGAGCGGTCAAGGTGGTAACGTTCGGTTCCGTCTCTTCATGTCGAAGAACGGCAAAGCATGCCTCAGCGTGTGGGACCCGAACAGCGAAGCGGCGCAAGAGCGTCGAAACAACACGGCTAAAACAGAGGATACCGAGACTATCCCGTTCTAAGCATAGTGGTTTTCAGGTTAGTCAGGGGGTGTGGGCTTAGGCTCCACCCCCTTTCTTTCCCCTTATCTTTGCGCAATGGGTAAACCAATCTATTACATGAAGGGAAAGGCTACGTTCATCAAGAACAAGCACCCTCATACAAGAAGTGTATGGATTGTCAGCACGTATGATAATCCAAGGGACATCATGAAGCACGACGCCCATACCATGTACAGACTCGATCAAGAACTGCTTACCCCAAAGGCCAAGCAACGCACCATCATAATCGATAGGGTCGATACCGTTAAACAAATAGGAACCACTGTAGATGTCAAAGAAACACAGCGATAAACAGATAGGCGGTGAGCATTACAAGCACATGAAGATTCAACCAACTGAATTCATAGCTGCCAATGACATACCGTTCATCGAAGGGAACGTAATCAAGTACGTGTGCAGACACGCCCACAAGAATGGGAAGGAAGACGTTCTAAAAGCAATTCATTACCTGAACTTACTAATTGAATACCACTATGAGAGTAACGATGTTCGAGAGCCTGTACACCAAGCAGGCTTACCACATGCCGATATCGCAAGCCCTGAATCGAATCAAAGAGGGGAGGTCTCAAACATTGATTGAAGCTGTACGCAATGGAGACAAAGACTTTAAAAAGAAATTACCTGTCGTCCTCTTCTCAGGGGAATTTGAAACACGTAATGACGAGGCGCTTGCGCGTCACAGCCAATTCATTGTACTCGACTTCGATCACATTGATGTTGCGGCATCCAAGGCGATTCTATCCACGGATCCTTATGTCTATAGCTGTTGGGTTTCTCCAAGTGGTGACGGACTTAAGGCGCTCGTCAAGGTAAGTAACCCTGAGCGACACCGTGACCACTTCCGTTCGCTTCGCACATACTTTGAGAAAACCTACAGCCTAGAGGTTGACGAGTCAGGCATCAACGAATCCCGTGCATGCTTCGAATCGTATGACCCTGAGATTGTAGTCAACGAAGACTCAGCTGTTTACGGTGGCCTGTCTTCCGAGAAAGCCGAGTCACAGGTAGCTGTATCCAAAGCTGGTGTATACACTGACTACCAGAAGATTAACATCGCTTCTCGCTTGATTCGTACCTGCGAAGACGGAGAGAAACACAGTACTCTGTTGCGGGCTGCGAGGTTCTGCGGAGGTCTGATTGCTGCTGGCCGCGCCGAAGAAGACGAGGCTATCCGTGTCCTCACTCGCGAGATAATGAAGCGAGACGTTGACGATGAGCAGCAGGCACTGCGTACAATCCGAGACGGCATCGAAGCAGGTAAGCTACGCCCCATCCATGAGACTATGGACGAGGAGAAGAAGATGCGCCGTGAGATGGCTATCAATGATGGCGACATGTCCTTCATCTCTTCAGATGATGAGGACTTCCGATGGATTGACGACTACGCTAACGGCAACATCGAAGTCGGTTTGGACACAGGAGACGCCAGTGTGGACGAGTTCTTCCGATACAAGAAAGAGTTCACTATCATCAACGGTCACAGCAACGTAGGTAAGACTACGATGGTACTGTACCTCATGGTAAACGCTGCTATCCGTCACGGATGGAAGTGGGTGGTGTACTCATCTGAGAACCGCACAGCTGCTCTGAAGAAGACGCTTATTCAGTTCGCTATGAACAAGAACGTAACCTCTATGAATCACATGGAAAGGAAGCGGGCATACGAGTGGGTAGGCAAACACTTCACGGTCATCAGCAATAAGCAGGTGTACAGCTACGGGGATATCATCGTATTCCTTGAGAAGATCCTTCGCCAACAAGAAGTGGATGCTGTTTTTGTTGACCCCTACAACAGCCTAAAGCTTGACATGGGTACCACCAACAAGAGCAGTCACGAGTACCACTACGAAGCTGCATCGGAATTCCTGACGTTCTCTACGGCAAACAACGTAGCCGTGTGGCTCAACATGCATGCATTCAGTGAAGCCCAACGCCGTAAAGGTGAAGACGGATTACCAACGGCTCCGTATGCTGAGGACACTGAGGGTGGTGGTAAGTTCGTCAACCGTGCCGACTGCTTTGTCACCATACACCGTAAGGTTCAGCACCCTGACCATTCTCAACGTAGAATCACTGAGTTTCACGTCCGTAAAGTGCGCGACGTAGAGACGGGAGGACAGCCTACAGGACTCGACGACCCAATACGTCTCGAAATGAACACGTCTCGCACAGGATTCAGGGTGTGGCCCAAACAAAACCTACTGTTTGACGCTGTTGAATTGGAGGGTGGTGAACAAGATGTAATAAATTTCCCTGTTAATACGTCGTTTTTACAGCAATAAGCTGTAACTTTGCTTTAGTGAAGCGACAGACAAAGGGGACTCCACGGCGTAAGTCAGCTAAGAAACGTTCTTTAGGTAAGTATAAGAGCGGTTTAGAGA